TACACCGCCAGCCGAACATTTGACTTCCTGGCCGCCACGCTGCCCGAGGCGCAGCGCATTCTAGCGGTCGCAGGACTGGCCGCCTTCGACGGCGGGCTCTTGGGCTGGCTCTTGTACTACCTCAACCCCCCCTCCGCCATCCCCTCGCCCAACGGGCGCGAGACGACCGCAAAAAAAGTCAAGGAGAAATAACCCATGACCGCCCCCTCACACAAACGCCACTCCCGATCGCCAGCACGTGGCGCGAATACGCCCACACCGGCGGCAAAGGCCGCGCGCGCTCACGCGCGCGCTACGCCCGCGATCGCTGGCGCGTCGGCCAGCACAAAGCGGGACAATGGCACTATGACTTCCGCCCCCTCAGCGATCGCCAGTACGAATTATGGAAGGCCGCCCGAGCCGCAGCCCGCCACTACGCCCGCCGCCACCTTGCCCTACACCCTGGCGTTGTCGGCCAGCCACGCACTAAAAGAGATGGGCGCCGAGGAGGTCATCCGCCTCACCGGCGCGGGCGTGCTCGTACTCGCCGACCGGCCACAGGTTGATCTCAATTTTGGCGACTGGTTGCTCGTCCGGTACTTCCGCGAGCCCGATTCGGAATTTGACCAGACACGCCTCTATACCATCACGTTGTAGCCAATGACCACGATCACCGCTATCGAGCAGCTGCGCGCGATCGGCGACCGCGCGCTATACACTCTCGCATTCCTAGTCCTCACCGGCCCGCTCACGCAGCGCAGACTCGAGGCCCTCACCGGCTATAGTGAAAACACCCAAAACAAGGCGCTCGTCCAGTTGGCCGAGCTGCGCCTAGCCGCGCGCGCCACACCGCGCGGCGCATGGCACGCCGCCACTGCCGCAAAGCAGTTGGCACTCGGTGAACTCATCGCCGAACCCTCAAAAAATGAGGCTTACGCGCCCCTAGTTAGTACTCGTGGACATAATGAAGAAGAGAAACATATGGATCCACCTCCACCACTAGGGCAGCCGCAAGCCTCAGAAAATGAGGCTTACGTCCACAATCCATCCACAGGACCTGTGGATAACTCGGCCGCGCTCGACACCGCCGGCATATTCGAACCGGCCCGTTCCCGCCTCGCAGCCCTACCCCATGTCAACCCGGACTACATACGCGCCCACGCCCGCCAGGTAGCCCAGGAGCGCCTACCCGCCGCCGTGCTCATCTACAGAATCGAGCACGCCTGGCGGGAGCCGCCACACCCCGATCGCTGCCAATGCGAGGAATGCCGACACAAGTACACAGCCTGGAACCGTGGGGAACGTGGGGAAGAATGACTCCCGCATGTTGCCAAAATCCGCGAAATGGCCTACACTACCCCCATATATGGGCATCAGTTTTGACGACGACAGCCCAGGCATCGCCCTGCTGGTACTCCTGGCACTCGCCGCCGCTGCCTACCGCCTATACTTTCTCGCCCTACGCCGCCTGGCCCTCCCCAATGCCCAAACGTCACCGAGGCGGCCAGCCGGGTAACTCCAACGCCGGCCGCCACGGCTACTACGCCGCTCCCACGCGCAAGATCGAGACCATTGGCGACATCATCGCCGACCTGACCATGCGCATGGGGCAACTCTCCGGCATCATCGACCAGGCCGTGAGTGAGGGGGCACTAATACCCGACCTGGCGACGCTCTTTGCCTTGCACGCGCAGACCGCCAGCCGGCTAGGCCGGCTGCTGCGTGACCAGCGCGCCCTGTCCGGCATCGCCGCCGATGGACTGGCCGGCGCAATCGCCCTGGCGCTCGATGAGATCGAGACCGAGCGCGCCGCCTCGGCCGAACCAGCATGAACGGCAGCCAACGCCTACGCCGCGCCATTCGACGGGTAATGCGCCGACCCATGCCCGAGCGCGACCCGATCGACACCGGCAGCCCGATGTGGTCCGCCACCATCGAAGCCCGCCTAGCCCGGCTCGAGGCCCGCCAGCAGCTCAACCGCTACCTGATCATCGTCGTGCTGGCCGAGGCCGTGCGCGAGTTCATGCCGTTCATCGTCGAGCGCCTCAAATGAGACCCAATGCCCCTCTCCCCCAAAGACATTGCCAAGACCTGGCTGACCAACATCAGCCTGTTCTCCCGCATCGTCGCCCGCCGGCCGCTGCACAAGTATCAGCTACCGCCGGCCCGCGCCATCGTAGACTCGGTGCTGCACAACCGCGGCCGCGAGTTTGCCATCCTCTTCCCCAGGCAATCAGGAAAGAACGAGACCGCCGCCCAGGTCATCGCCTACTTGCTCAACCTGTTTCAGAAGTCGCCCGGCTCGCAGATCGTCATGGTGTCACCCACCTTCAAGCCTCAGTCGCAGAACGCCAAGCGCCGCCTCGAAACGACATTAGCCAACGACTGGAATCGCGGTTCCTGGCGCTCACGCGAAGGCTACATCGTCCAGCTGGGCGAAGCCCTGGCCATGTTCTTTTCCGCCGAGCCGGGCGCGAACGTCGTCGGCGCAACGGCCAACGTGCTGCTGCTGTGCGACGAAGCGCAGCACGTGTCCGAGGCGATCTGGACCGAGCGCTTTACGCCCATGGCCGCGTCGTCGAATGCGACGATCGTGTATCTCGGCACCGCCTGGACTTCCCGTACGCTGCTGGCCAAGATGATTAGTTACCTCCGAACGCTCGAAGACCTCGACGGCGTGCAGCGCGTGTTCGTCGTCGGACCCGAGCTCGTCGCCCAGGCCAACCCCGCCTACGGCTCGTTCGTCGCCCGCCAGGTAGCCAAGCATGGCCGCAATCATCCAATGGTCAAGACGCAGTATTTCAACGAGACGATCGACGCAGAAGGCGGCATGTTCCCGCCCGCCCGACGCGCCCTCATGCTCGGCGAACACGACCGCCGCCTGGCCCCAGGCGCATACGCTCAATACGCGCTCTTGCTCGACGTCGCCGGCGAAGATGAGGGGGCACAGGACGAGGCCGACCTGCTGCAGCTGGCCAACCCCCGCCGCGACAGCACCGCCCTGACCGTCGTCGAGATCGACATGGCCACCGTCGCCGACGACTTGCTGCGCGCGCCCACTTACCGCGTCGTGGACCGCAAGACCTGGATCGGCGCGAAGCACGCCATCTTGCACGCGCAGATCCGCGCCCTGGCCCTGCACTGGCGCGCCCGATTTTTGGTGGCAGACGCTACCGGAGTCGGCCAGGGGCTCGTTTCGTTCCTCGAAAAGTCGCTGCCCGGCATCACCGTCATCCCGTTCTACTTCACCGGCGCCAGCAAGAGCCAACTCGGTTGGGATTTCCTCTCGGTGTGCGACACCGGACGCTTCAAGGACCACGCATCGGCCACCGGCCATCAGCCATCGGCTGATTTTTGGCAACAACTCGAACATTGCCAGTACGAAATCCTCCCCGGCCCAAACAAGACCATGCGCTGGGGCGTGCCCGATGGGACGCGCGATCCCGCCAGCGGCGAGCTGATGCACGACGACCTGATCCTATCCGCCGCGCTGTGCGCCGTGCTCGACGAACAGGACTTCGCCGCCTACTCCCCGGCCCAGGTGCAGCCCGAAGCCGCGCCGCTCGAGAAGCGGCGCAGAGGCAAGTTCTAAATGACCGCCCGCCGCCGCACCGTACGGGCGAAGCAAGCCCGTTCTGCTTCGCCCAGGGCAAAAGCACCGCGCTACACGCGCGGCGCGCCTGGCACCCCCGCTTTTGCGCTTGAGGACAACCTGCAGCAGTTCCTGGCCGACGACGCCCTGGGCGGCCACTCCGACGCCTGGGGGCTGATCTCCGAGCCCCTCGGCCCGAATGACATTACCTGGGCGACGCGCAAGAAGAACCTGACCGACGCCTTCGACGCCTGGCGCTCGAACCCCCTCGCCCGCCGCATCGTCACCCTCACCACCGACTACGTCGTCGGGCAGGGAATCACCGTGACCTCCAAGCGGCCCACGGTCCGCATCTTCGCCGGGCAGTTCTGGAACCACCGCCAAAACCAGATGGCAAGGCGCTTGCCGCTGATGGTCGACGAGTTGACCAGGTCAGGTGAACTATTCACCGTCTTGCACCGCAATCCGATCGACGGCATGTCCTACGTCAGGCACTTGCCGGCGTCCGTGATCTCGATGGTGCATTGGCGCGAAGGCGACTACGAGCAGCTGATTGAGGTCGCCGAACGCCCCGCCCTACGATCGGCCGGCGAGCAGCCGCTATCGCTCAAGTGGTGGCCCGTCTACCAACCCGACCGGCCCGACGTGACCGACGATCTGCCGGCGGTCGTGCTGCACCACGCCATCAACCGGCCCATCGGCGCAACCCGGGGCGAAGGCGATCTCGACCCGATCCTGTACTGGCTGCAGGCATACTCCAACTGGCTGGACGGCAGGGTAAGGCTCAATGACTTTAGGTCCAAGTTCTATTATGAGGTCACGGTGTCCGAGGCCGACAAGGTAGCCGAGGCGCAGAACCGCTACCGTGTTGCGCCGGCATCCGGCAGCGTCGTAGTGCACTCCGCCGCCGAGACGCACACCGTCCAGCAGCCGGCTATCGGCGCAGACGACGCCGAAGCCGACGGCCGCGCCATACGGCTGATACTGGCGGCTGGCGCGCATATCCCGCTACACTTTCTTAGTGAGGTCATGGCCGGCTCGACGCTGGGCACATCTATTGACATGAACGAGCCGACCTTTAAGCACTACGCCACCCGCCAGCAGATGGTGCTCGCGCTCGCGGTGTCGCTCGTCGAAGCCGCCTACCATCGCGCCGCCGAAGTCGGCCAGGCACGCAAGATCGCCGACCCCAGGCTCACCGCCTCCGGCCCCGAAATCCAGCGCGACGATAACAAGTTCCTCGGCGAAGCCGCCAAGCAGATCGCCGAGGCCTTCGCCACCATGAAAGCCTCCGGCCTCGACCGCGACGAGCGCACCACCCGACTCATCTACAAGTTCGCCGGCGAGATTCTGTCCGATGAGGAGATCAAGCAGATCGTCACCAAGGCCGAGGCCGCGCCCATGCCCGCGCCGGCGATCGCCGGCGCCAACGGATCCAAACCTTGAGGAGACTCCACCATGAACATCACTTACACCATCAAGACTGTGCAGGTCAGGCACTACACCATCGAGATCAACGAGACCGATGCCCGGGCGATCATCGCCGACCCGGCCGGCTTCGCCCGCCAGCTCCAGCCCAAGTTATACGGCCGCGCGAACGGGGCGAGCGCCACGACCAAGGCGGCGCCCAGGGCCAGCCGCCCAAAAGGCGACAAGCCACGAAAGCTAGCCACGTGCCCCATATGCGAGAAGCGCCTGGCCCCGTGGTTCCTGGACATCCACATGACGCGGAAGCACCCGGCAGCAACGGCCGCGGCTGTCCCCGATGCGGCATAATCTACAGCATGGAGAACCCGACCATTGGCGACGTGTGCGCCTGGTGCGACGAGGAACTCAGCCGCCATCGGCCACCCTCTGCCGCCAGTGTAGCCGGCCATTCGACCCCACACACCAAATGAAGCCTTACGCCGGCATCGGCCCGCGCCACTATACCCACTTGATCAAGTATTGCTCTGCCCAATGCCGGCACGATCGCGACATCGCCTACGGCGCCTATCGCCGGCTGCGCTTGCGCGAAAGACGCGCACACGCCGCCGACCGCCCGCAGGGGCAGCGCGGAGCCAAGCCATGAGGAGACTACACCATGTATTACCCACCACCCGAACAAAACCCGAAGTGCCAATGCTGGCCGAACATGATGGCCGCGTTCTGGTGCATGACCGGCCACATGACCGAATGCCACTATCCCTATTCTTGCACGGAAGCAGAGTGCAGCCATTGGGCAGCGCAGCAGTTCGCCGATATGGACCTCGCCCGATTCCACGACGACCCCTACGACGCCGATCAGGAGACCACGCCATGACCCGCCGCGTCGTCGTCCACGTCGAGCCCACCGCCGCCTTTCTGCATTGTCGCTCGTGCGGCGCACGCATCCGTTGGGGCAAGACCAACTCCGGCCGCGCCTGTCCCGCCGACGCCATGCCGATCGACGGCAAGCACTACTCGCACTTCGAGACCTGCCCGAATGCACCCCAGCACCGAAAGGCAAAACGCTGATGGTGTACCGCGACGAGTTTGGCCTGGTGCTCATCCGCCGCGACATGGTGCACGTGCACCGAGGCGCGTTCTGGAGTCACTGCGGCCTGTGCGGCACACCCGTTCAGTGGGGCCGCAACGAACACGGCCAGTACTGCGCCGCCGACCTCGAGTCACCCGATGGCAAACGCTACAACCACATGGAGACGTGCCCCAATGCCGCCATCTACCGAAAGGCCAAGCCATGACCCATAAGCCAGGCGGTCAGCCGTCTGCGGTCCGCGGTCGCGCGCAGCGCGCCGACACCTTCACCTTCCATACGCCGTTCGCCGGCACGCACCTCGGCGGACGCCGCTACGCGTGCGTCCTGATGAAGGCGGGCCCGAGCCAAAACGGCTGGCTCTTGCCCGCCCACGTACTCAGGGCCTCGGTGGACAACGGCGTATGGGAGCGCCACATCCAAGGCAACGGGCGCACCACCGCGCCCGGCGTGTTCGTCAATCATCCGGGTTTCTTCGAGAGCCCCGAAGTGCAGGACCTCATCGGCAAGGTGCAGAACGTGTCCTACAACGAGATCGACACCGAAGTGCTCGGCGAGATCATCCTGCTCAAGACCCCCACCGCCGACCTGGTCGCCGAAATCTTGGATCAAGTCGTCGGGCTCGAGAACCCGCCCGACGTCGGCCTCTCGGCCGTGCTCTCATTGGCCTGGGAGCAAAACGAGAACAAATCGCGCACCGCTACCTTGCTCAAGCGCGTGTGGTCCGTAGACGTCGTGTGTTACCCCGCCGCCGGCGGCGCCGTTC